CAGTCGTTCCAAAGAGGAAGCCAGCTAATGAGCCAACAGTGAGACCAGTGAGAACTGGATTATTAAATGTTGGAGAATCACCTGTTCCCACCCCCAGAGTAGTTCTTATAGCTCCAACAGTGGTATCGTCTAGGATGCTTTGAGCCGCAGGGGTGCAGTCAATTTCTTCTGTGACTCCTGCACCTGTTGTCTTTCTTCCGAGAATTTTAGATGTTGCACTTATATTCTGAATCTTGGCGTATGTAACACCAGCATCTTTAACCCTCAACGTTCCAGACGTGGGGAGGGTCAGGGTGGATTCATCACAGGAAACTTCCTCAATGACCCCAGCCGCTGTTGTAACTCGACCAAGGAGTTTTCCAGGGGCAGAAACACTGTCTGTTTTCCGAAGATTAATCGCAGTTTCTAATTCAGTTATTTTCCCCGCCGTGAGAACCAGAGCAATAAAATCCCCCGTACTCCAGGCTTTTGCCCCAGTGCTTTCTTGTGCCCTGGTGATGGTTAAAGCATCCGTGGTTCGCGCAGTTACCAATATAATTTCTCGCGCAGAATCCTGCATTGGAGAAGAATAGCTCTGACTCCACAAGACGCACATAAAGTTTCCAGTTGAAGGAAACAGTGCCCCTTCCCCTGAAACTACTGAAAGAGCTGTCGCGACATTGGTAATGCCTGATGCAAGGGAACTGAAGGCATAATTCTTATTTTGTAAAAATGTAGTCATTATTCCTCCGCTTTAAGCAGGTGTGCCAGTTGACATTTGTACTCTTGGAGTTACCTTCAACAAATCGCCGTTATTATAGGGATGGAAGATCGCCCCGAACTTTTCAGCCGCAATCACATCGCTGTCTGCGTCCACAATGACATAACCGTAAATATCTTTATTGGTTGTAAGTTCTCCAGTAAAGGTAAAGGTCTGTTGAGCATAAACAGCATCGCGCGGTGAATCCGATTCGTTCACTGTCCAGCTACCTCTCGTAAGAGTAATATCTGCATATCCACCACTCAAAGCGATAGTGTATGTAGCTAATGTATCACCCCGTGCGGGGTTGATGTTGTTGCAGAATAACTTCAAGGTCAAATTATTTCCACCTGCCGCGTTTGTATCATTGAAGTATTTCTTTAAAACTTGGGCACAGCCCTTATCGTTCATTACAATCGCCATTTTCTTTACTCCTGTATTAAATCGTTAGTTATTATATTTCGTTAATCCTAAAGGTTGATCTGTTTCTTGAAGTCAACCCTCTTGGCATATTTGAACGAATGTTCAAGAAACCCCCAGAGGCATTAGAATCATGTTCTGCTTTCAAAAGTTTTCCCATTGACTTATCATACTTTCCTTGCCAAACTGCTAATCGTGCGTCATCCCTCATATATGGCTCTGCTTCGAGCAATGCCCCATAAATCAAAAGTTCAGGGGTGTTTAAAGTCCACCAGTTAGAATCTGAGTTGTTGACAAGAGCATCTGTATAGGCATAAAAGAGCATATCATATGTATAACTTATATCAGGGCATGGTCGAACCATGATTTGACTTTGTGCTGGGATGATTGCAAAAACTCTTGGGAGGGTCTTTACAATGCTTGGAAACGGATAGAGGGTCAAGGCGACATTCAAAGATTCGGGAGCCACTGGAAAATATCGGTCGCTCCAGAAATATTTCAGAAATTTCATATCCTTAAAATTGTGTGGATAGGAAAGATATGTGTCATCCGTTGAAACTGTCTGTCTCTTTTGCATGCAATTCCAATTTATGCGCTCAATATCTCTTTGAGCAAAATTCACGAAATCTGGAATTAGGGCCGTCAAATCCGATCTATTAAGCCAAAGGGCCACTTTACTTTCTATGTCAGAAAAAACCATCGTTTACCCCATAAAAAAATGGGGAATGGTGTCAAAAGGAGAGAAAGTCACCATTCCCCTAATTTGCCACCTGATAAATCAAGGGCAGTTAGTTGTTTACCTTATCTGACCAAACGGCAGCCAGTTTCAGGATAGATTGTCTTTACCCCATAAAGAATGTCGAAACGGCATTTCTCTACGTCAGCGTCAATATCATACTGACGAATAAAGCGGATGCTCAAATCGTTGTATGTCTGACGTGATTTAAACGCAGCACCTTGTGGCAATTCCATTGGTAGGAATACCAAAGCAAAAGTCTGCTTCGTAAATCCAATTCCTGCAACGTGGGTAGCAACTTTCGTTACTGCTCCAGTTGTGGTTGGAGATGCGGAAACATTCTGATATGCACCAGAAGTTGCGATAGATGGTGAAACAACCAATGTGTTTCGAGAACCCGTAAGGGTCAAGGCTGTCGTTACAGTAAATTGTTTCAAATGGCTCAAAGCTGTTTTGGTGATTGGGTTAACATCATAGGAACCCGCAAGAGTGACAACATCACCAACTGTAAATGTCGTTCCAGCACCACCCAAAACGTAGATGGATGAACCAGTCTGACTTGCTCCGCTGACTTCGCAAGAAGCCATTGTTCCTGCGGTATGAGTTACAATGTTCTGGCTCTGAAATACATCGAAGCCACCCATTGTTCCCAATTTTGCCGCTTCATAAGCGGTCTTAACCAATTTGTCTTGTAACAAAGCGGTCTGACCACCAGCCATGCTCCAATAGGACGCTGGATCAAGAACCAAATGACGATTGTCTCTTGGCATAGCAAGCAAATCCATTCTCGCACCAACCAATGCAACGCTTGTGGCAAAGGAACTTGGTGTCGTTGAGACTGTTCCAACAGCATTTGGAATATCCAATACTAGATTAGCAAGATCGGTATCTACCTGGTTTGCTAATACTGATACAGCAGGCTTAATATATCTTTCGCTGAATTTGTCAATGGACTCAGTTAATTCGCTTGAACTAAAAGAAAAGTCAACACCTTTTTGCTTGTTGATTGTGATTGTTTCGTAATTTTCAACAACGTTCTGGTTGGTGAAAGTTGCACCGTCACGGACGGTAAATTTGACAGGTCTGCGGATTCTAACCGTTGAACCAATCTTTCCCCATTCATTTTTGTAGTCTCTGTGAACTAATTTTCCAAAGACCATCTCATTTTCCAATGACATTAATGCTTCTTTCGCAATTATGTCATCGGTTATGATTGTATGTACTGAACTCATGATTTTTTATCTCCTAAAGATGATTTAATTCCCCCAAGGGAATATTATTTTTTGTAGATTTGGGCTTCTCTTCGCTTTATATACTCAGGCATCGGTAAATTTGAGAGGTCTGTAGCATCTGCTGCGGATTCGTTTGCGGCTCCTGCTCTGCCCAATGGTGCAGGGGCTTTTTTGTCTACTTTCTTTTCAGCATTTTTACCAGCATTGAACTTTTCGTAAAGTTTGTTCACCGCAACGGTTACTCGAACCGCTCTGTCGCCGCTTACGGTTGGATCAGTCAGGTGTCGAATGTCTTCCAAGGTCATCCCCAGTTCGTCAGTTGCAAACTTTGTGAGTTTGTCTGCCTTATTTGAATAATCTGGAATTTCATCGAGCAACATTGCTGTTGTTCTTGAAACTACACTCTGCTTTTGGCTTTCGCCTTCAACCATTTGCTGACGGTTATAGAGAAATTCTTCCTTCAGGTTTTCTAATTTCCTGATTGCAAGTCTTGCTTCAGAAAATTTTCCATCTGTTGGAGAAACCATTTCAAAACGCTCAAGTTCCTGGTTTATTTTCCCCAGGGCTGATCTTGGGTTCTGAAGATACTCATAAAACAATTCAGCTTTTGCCCTCATTTGAGGGTCACGAATTTGTTCTAACTGCGAACTAACTTCTTTGTTCTTCTCTGCTAAAGTCTGAAATTTTCTGTCATAACCACGCTGGAAACTTTTCATCAAAAGTCTTCCTTCGGGTGACAGCCTTGAGGTGTCAACGGTTTTATCCGTGTTCAACAACTCCTCAAGCTCTTCTGGCGAATATGTTTTCTTGCCTTCGCCAACAGGGGCAACACTGTCTTTGACAACTTCCTTATCTTGGGGTTCCGCTTCCTTTGGGGTCGCGCTCTCATCTTCGGGAGTTGGTTGATCAGTGGG